AACATGAGAGGAAAATATTTAATGAGTAACATATATAATGAAATAAGAAAAGAAAGATTACTAGATGAAGCGTTGAACATTGGTATAAAAAAAGGTTTGGAAGGTAAAGAATTAGATTTCTTTGCTGATAAATATGTAAAAAATAATTTCCATAAAGGAGGATAATGTGAGAGCAATCTTAATAGACGTAAAAAACCAAGTAATAAAAGAAGTAGAGCATGATGATACTCTAGATAATATCTATGAATTAGTAGACTGCCGACTTTTTGATGTATGTAGTATTGATAATGTTAATTCAATCTTTTTAGATGATGAAGGCTTATTTAGAAATGATATAAGAATGTTTGATTACTTTACTAAAGATTTAAAATATAGAATAGCAGGTAATGGTTTAATATTAGGTCTGGATGTAGAAACAGGAGAGTCTATCAGTACTACACTTAATCTTGATGAAGTTAAAAATAATGTACGCTTTGTATAATGGATAAAGTAATATTATGTTATGATGATAATGGTACTAATAGAGAATGGTACTGGAGAGATCAGAAAAAACAATATTGGAAAACTTGGAAGCCTAAGAAGGAAGATGTCATTGTAATAAACTTGACCAACAAAAAGGAAAAGGGTAGAATACAGCAAGAAATTTGGGATGATATTCTAAAGTTAGAACATCCTAAAAAAGAAACAAAGAAAGGAATATATAAATTAAGGAAATAATAAATGATTTATGATGAATATATATTAGATGTTGTCGATCAAGATAATGATTCATATTCTTTAAAAACTTTTGCTGCTAATGTAGCAGAAGCTATAGATAATATGGTTTGTATGGATAACATTATAACTATATCTAGTATAAAAAGATTGAGGGATAATAAGGAGTGGGTTCTAAAATCTAAAATAGAACTAGAAGAACTAAGAGAAATTAGATCCATGGTAAGTAATGAAATAGAACTATTTGAAATATTAAGTAACAGTAGTGAAGAAGATTTAAGGAGGCTATTAGACGATGGTCAGAAGAGCGACAATTAAAGTACCACATAAGAGGATCACGGGTTCTCAAGGGAAAAAGACTTCGATTGGTAGAGGTAATGTAGGATTCTCCACCATGAATAAGAATAAAAAAAATTCCTACAAAAAATATAGAGGGCAAGGTAAATGAAAATAAAACATTTAAAAAATAAGACAGTTATAGAACTAGAACCTAAAGAGCTAGACAAATTTATAACTCAAGTTAATAATTTAGATTCAATATTAGACACCATTAGAGATTGTCAAGATATGTGGATAAGTGATCTAAATAATCTTAGTAAGCTTCGTTTTAAATTAACAGCTTTACTAGGACTTACATGGGATAGTGAAAATTATATTTATGTTAAGGAGGAATAGTGATACAAATGAAACCAGATGTAAGCAACATGACATTAGAAGTTATCGAAGCTATAAAGAATAAAGAAGCTGTAGTCTTTGAGTACGGAAAACAAGAATTAAGAAACATAAAACCAGAAGGATTCTTTGGAGACTACGATGGTTTTCAGGGAACGGATACTCAACTTAATCAGCCTAGAAGATTTAAATTTTCAAAGATAACAGATTGGATAGGTGTTAAACCAACAGTAATGAAAGAATTTACAATAGCTGTACCTTGTACTATTAATTATACAATAGTAGCTGGTAATAAGAAAGAAGCTACTGCTATATTCTTGGATCATTCTTTAGATTTAAATTCTAATATCAATGCTGATATTATAAATATGGAAGTAGATTTTTTCCCTACTACTTTTACACCTGATGAAGTTGAATCTTCAATAATAAAAGAGGTAGAACTAGATGAAAGATAAAACAATGGATGCTATAAGAAATAATATACTTACAATGGATGATCCAATTAAGTATGCATTAACTGAGGACCAACTCAGAGAGTGGGAAGATTTTATAATAAATAATTCAGAAGAGATATATAGAAACAAAGATATACATGAGGTACATCATGAAACGAATAGTCCTTTTTATATAGTTTCTATTTTTAAATATGAACAATCTGGAATGCAAGAATTTCTTGAAGAACTTGTTGCAATTTAGAAAGTAAGGTGGTATACTACTTCTACTCGATAGAAATAACCTAAGTAGAAAAAGGTAATCTAAGAGTCGTTAAGTAGCTATGCCCTCTATCTCCATCCTCCTCAAGGTGCTGCTTAATTCAGTTTACTGAGGTGATGGGGCAACTGGCTCATAGCCCCAACTCGAAAGAGTTAGCTATGGTTTTTAAGTACTGTTAAATACTAAGGAGAAATAACAATGGCAGTAGAAGAAGGGATTGTAAAGTGGGCAAGTATTAGTACACCAAATACTAGATACGAACCTGTTTATACAGTTGATTTAATTGTCAGCGATGAAGTTGCAAATGATTTTGCTAGTCGTGGACATAAAATAAAACAGCACGATGAAGGTCCTGCTATAGTAATCAAGAGAAAAGTAAATGGTCCAAACGGAATGGAAAGACCTGCTCCTAGATTACTGGATCAGAATAAACAAGACATCAATGTAGCTGTTGGTAATGGTTCTAGAGTTAAAGTTCAGTTCAATGAATATGAAGGTGAGAATCAATATGGACCTTATAGAGGTTTAGATTTACAAGCTGTTCAGATTCTTGATCTTGTAGAATATCGTTCTGCAGATGGAGCTGAATTACTAGACGGGGAGGAGTTCTAATGGTAGATACTCCCCAATTTTCAGGAGCACCTATAACTATAAACTCTGACGATGGTTCAGCTAAAGTTTATGATGCAGGTTTACTAGCTCCAGAAGCACAACAAGCAGTTGTAATGCTTGCTTTTATTAACCAATTTAGGCAGGTATTAAATACATCAAGCCAAGTGTTTAGTAATGTCGTAACAGAAAATCTAATTGATGATGCAGTTGTTGAGGAAATCAATGCTGAATCTTCGGAAGAGTCTGAGGACGACACTACTACAAATGAAGAAACTAAAGATAGTTAAGTCGATCTTTTTTATTATATGTCAGAGGGCAGGTAGTCTGAACTTGCCCTCTAATTTTTTTGAGGAGGATTTATGGAAAAAAGTACATGGGATAGGCACAAATTACCATGTCCTAATCGTGAGTGTGGAAGTAGTGATGCAGTATCTACAAATAAAGATGGATCAGGTCATTGCTTTAGTTGTAACACTCATTGGAAGAATTATCAAAAAGCTTTAGATGGAAATATTATAGAGATGTCATCACATAAAGAACCAACAACATTTTTAAACTCTTATACAGGAGTCTTCGGAGAATTAACTGATCGTAAAATAAGCGAAGATGTAGCTAGAAAGTATAGTGTTAGAGTTGTTTATGATACAAAAGGTGAGGTAGCTAGACACGTCTACCCTTTTTATAATGGAAACGAGATAGTCTCCACTAAAACTAGAATAGTATCCACCAAAGACTTCTCAGTTAACGGAGGATTTGAAGGTACAGGTTTATTTGGAGAACAACTATTTGGTAAAGGTGGTAAGTACCTTACTATAACTGAAGGTGAGTGTGATGCGATGGCAGTTTATGAAATGTTTGATAAACGATGGGCATCAGTATCTATTAAACGTGGTGCTCAAGCTGCTGTTAGAGATATAAGAGACAGTATAGAGTTTGTTGAATCATTTGATAATGTTATTATCTGTTTTGATAATGACAAACATGGAAGAGAAGCAGCTCGTAAAGTTGCACGTATTATAAAACCCGGAAAGGCTAAGATAGTTTCTTTACCTGAAGGTTTTAAAGATGCGAATGCTATGCTTGAACAAGGACAGTATGCACAGTTCACTAAATCTTGGTGGGATGCTAAGACATACACACCATCAGGGATTATGGAACTATCTAGTGCTAAAGACAAATGGTTACATAGAGAAACTAAACCTAGTATTGCATACCCTTGGGAAGGACTAAATAAAAAACTGTTTGGTATGAGAAAGAATGAACTTGTAACTTTAACTGGAGGTACAGGTTTAGGTAAGTCAAGTATAACAAGAGAACTTACACACTATCTTATTAAGAACACCGAAGATAACGTAGGCATCATAGCTCTTGAAGAAAATTGGTTAAGAACTGCTGATGGAATTGTATCCATCGAAGCAAATGATCGGTTATATCTTGAAGAGAAAAGAAAGAATTACACAGAAGAAGAACTCACTAACTTATTTGATAGAGTTATTAAGAAAGATAAGGTATTTATACATGCTCATTTAGGAGCTACAGATATAGATGAAATCTTTTCTAAACTAAGATACATGATAGTAGGTTGTGAATGTGATTGGGTAATCGTAGATCACTTACACATGTTAGTTAATCAACTTACTGAATCGGATGAACGTAGAGGTATAGATAATCTTATGAATCGTTTGCGTTCTCTTGTTGAAGAGACTGGTGTTGGTATGTTTTTAGTATCACACCTTAGAAGAGCAGCAGGTGAGAAAGGACATGAACAAGGTATCGAAGTTTCTCTATCTCATTTAAAAGGATCTCAAGGCATTAGTCAATTAAGTGACTGTGTAATAGCATTAGAAAGGAATCAACAATCAGAAGATGAGAAGGAAGCTAACACTACAAAAGTTAGAGTTCTTAAATCTAGGTACACAGGTGACACAGGTTTAGCCTGTAGTTTAATATATAACCCAGAGACAGGTCGCATGAGTGAACTTACTGATGAAGAAACTCTTGATGATCTGCCCTTTTAGGAGACAACATGACATCTAAAGGTAAAGAAATAGTATTTGATATTGAAGCTAATGGTTTAAAGCCAGACACTATCTGGTGTATTGTAGCTAAACCTATAGGTGAACCTGTTGTTTCATTTGGTCCTACTAGAATAAAGGAAGGTATTGAATATTTAGAACAAGCTGAAACTTTAATAGGACATAATATTTTAGGTTTTGATATTCCAGTTATTGAAAAACTTTATGGTGGTAATCTACGTACTAAGAACATTAAAGATACTTTAGTTATGTCTAGATTATACAATCCAATAAGAGAGAATGGGCACAGTTTAAAAACGTGGGGATACATAGTAAATCTTCCTAAAGCTGAACAGCCTGAAGATTGGGATAGTTATAACACCGACATGCTAAAGTACTGTCAACAAGATGTTATACTTAATGAGAGAGTTTACAAAAGATTATTAGAAGAAGGAGAAGGTTTCTCAGAAGAAAGTTTAAAATTAGAAACTGCTGTAGCAGTTGTACTAAAACAACAAGAAGATACTGGATTTAAATTTGATGAAGAGTATGCTTTATTATTAGTAGCTCGATTAAAAGAAAGAATGTTTCAAGTTGAAAAGGAAGTACAGCAGACTTTTAAACCAAAGATGGTTGATATTAAAAGAGTAACACCTCGTTTAAAGAAAGACGGAACATTATCTAAGCAGGGTTTAACTAAAGAAGAATATGAGGAAAGAGTAAGTACTAACTGTACTGAACCTTTTATGAGACAAAAGTTACAGCC